GGAAATTATAATTCCCAAAAATAGCGTCGCGAAATCGACAAATTCAAAAAATCAGAAAGTTGCGAAATCGACTAAATCTGATACATCAGAACAATCACCTACTGGTGATTTATTTTACCGCATGGTAAATAACATTCCTATAGAAGAAAAACAAATAGTTAAAGAACTACCAACCCTTGTTAAGGCCGTTGAATTAAAGCCTTACACAGGCGCAGATAAGCACTCCCTAGAAACTAAGACGATTCGAGATATCCCCCAAAAAGGGAATAATGTTGTAAAGACAGTCGATGGATTGAACGTTGTCAAGGATGGTGCATTTGATGTACTGTGTAAAGCCTCAATTTTGGATGAGCCACAAGGGGTTATTAATAACACAGCTTTTGCGACTTATGTAAGTCCAAAACTCCCATTCCTTACCCAAGCGGACCAAACTTTTTTCGAGGCCGCAATGAATCGCAAATATGTTTTAGCATATCATGTGGTTTATTCGGGAAATGCACATGACTTGTACGCCAAAGAACGACAAGTCTTGGAGAGAGAAGTAACCTTAGGTTACGCTGGTTATATGCAAGGTAAGTTCTTACGGCGAATATACGACATTGGCGCAGGCACACGATCCCTCCAAGCAGGGCTGGCCCACGTACACAATAATAGGCCCATCATAGGGCATGTCGATATCCATAGACATAATAAAGCACTAGAGTTTGCCTCAGAAAAAACCAAGCATTTGATATGCGATTGTAGGTTTGGGCGAAATGGTTGCACTCATTTATATGAAGGCAACTATGATTTTCTACTCTCAGTAGATTCCTCGTACTACGGCGATGTCCTCCAGGGCATACAAAATTGGTTGGCTTCTTATACCACCAAAACCGCGTTTTTAGTAGTGCATGCCTTTGACCCTTCCCGCAATGAAGGTATATCCAAAGTCAATGGCGTTGAGTATGGCAGTTGGGCCAGGTATGTAGGTGAAGACGGAACAGAGTACGTTGAAAGCTACATTAATGGCAATCAGGTGCCTTATGTGCATAAAACATATTTAGATGCTCTATATAATGTAGATTATATGATACAAGAGCAATATGCATATACGGTTGAGAAGAGGTTTGATCATGATTCAGAGCATTATATTCTTGTGAGAATGAATCATATCACGCCCGACGATTTTTTGCTACAGCAAGTTCGTAGCACATGGAGAAGAAAAATTGGACTATTAGATATAATAGTCCCCTCCAGCGTGCCTGCTCCCGAGACTCAAGATGTCGCAGTTGGCGAGACTTTGCCCCTACAATCCTTTGAAGTTCAACAAGCTCAAGGTTATAGTGTGGAAAGTACAACTCCCATTGTGGAGTTGTTTGATAGTGTGATCCCCATGGATCGAGAACTGATGAAGTTCAACGCTTCCAGCTTTGAAGCTGGGCGTGCTCACTACCAACATGGCCAAGATGGAAAATCAATTCGCGCTTTCCGGGTTATCGAAGGCAAGATAGAAGGTGCAGTTTTGTATCCAAAAACTGACTCGCTCCTTCTCTCCTTCGATAGCATATCACTGCTTCCTTTCGAATATCATACAGTGATATCTCTCGCTCAGTTCAATACTGTTTGTTCGAGAGTTTCCAAACTTAACATTGTAGATGCACCAGCTATACTCAACATTGTAGATAGTGTGTCCACCAATGGATTAAGTTTGGACCGGAAAAGTCACATCGTTCCCTTAGTTAGTGAGGCCATCGACATGGTCATAGATAACAAGATAGGTGTGAGCATGCTTGCTGATAGCAATCGAGTCGAAATACTCAATAGACTCAATGCCAGCCAGTATGTCCCAGCAAGAAAACTGGGCTGTTTTACTCGTATCCTTGCCAAGTGTTTCAAAAATGACACGGATATGAGCTATAGGAGTGTTGCGCAATCGGATACTGCGCTTGGAATAAATGATCAATCTAGAAGGTTGGGCGGGCTGCGAGGCACGACCAGCGCTGGGTTGGGCATTTGAAGGGGTCAATCCCCATACGTCCAGGAATCCACAAAGGTGTCACCTGGGACACCCCTAACTGTTTATCGCGAAGATGTTATACTATCCTCAAGTTGTATATCAGAAGAAACTTATAAAGATACAGTTGGTGAAATATCTAAGGATTGTAAATGGAAGCTTAAACTTCCACCGAACATGGCCCTCTCGGACTATATGAAGATTCGGTGCACAGATAAAGGTGATGCTGCTCTTAAGAGAATCATACCTATTATCTATGGCTTACCCAGTGTTTGTTATTATCATCCCTGTGTAGGCAACATTTACAATGCCATTAAGCGGCAGTCAATTGAGGTGACTGATCCCGATCCAAAAGTTATGGAAGGCTTCTTTTCTTGGTATGAATATATATTCGCCACAGAAATTGAACCTATCCTTCGCGACTTTAAGTATTCATATAATGTATGGTATAATCATTTGACAGCCGGCCAGCAATCAGAAATTGATGGAGTTAGGAATAAAGATGATGAAAAGCTTAAAGTTAAACATTACAAAATGTTTTGTAAATGCGAGAAGCAGATAGTTGATGGAGCAGCCCCTAAAAATAGATGTATTTGCGCACCTTGCGCTGAGTACAAATTAGTTATGGGCCCAATTGTATATCGACTTGAAACAATGTTCAAAACCTTTAAGGGTTATGGCGTTGGGAAAAATTGGACGGAAAAGGAGGAATTGTATAACACTTGGACTGCAAAGGGCTTTACCAAGATTGTACAAGGTGATGGGTCAGGATTTGATCGCACTCAAAAGCTAATACATAAGCGAATTGAGGGCGATATTTATCGATTCATTGCTCCATTTGTTACACATGTCCCCGAGGATGTGTTTCTATACCAGGCACTCACATATAAAGTTAAAATTTTTGCAACTCACATTGTTAAAGATGGCAAAATTAGAAATATGGAAGACCTAGGATATATAGAGATGGCTGATGCAGTTCAGTCAGGTAACATGGATACCACCTTCGCTAATACCTTGCGAATGGCTCTTTACAACCGATATACTATCGAAGTTGTAATGAAGGTGCCTCGAGATGCGTACGATCTCACCTGCGCAGGTGATGATTTTATTATTGCACTTCAGACACTTTATTCGGATGAGGACATCATTAAAACATATGATGTTACCTTTTCGAGAGCCAAAACAGGCAAACATGGGTTAGGACAAATCTTGAAATATCTCAAGATTGGCGAAATCGATTCTATTGATTTCTGTAGCACAGAAACTTTCTGGTCCGAAACTTTGAAGAGTTGGAAAATAATTAGGCAGTTGCCAAGATTTCTAACTCTAACTCCATATTCTAATAGTTGTTTAGCACTTTCCGAAAAGGAGCAAGATAACTATATGAATGATCAGTACATTTCTAATCTGAAATGGATGGACGGATTGCCAATATTTACTGAGTATAATAATTTACTCAGGCGGCCAACACATAGCATACCCCCTAAGAAAGGAGCCGTTAAAAAAATTTTGCCCACCACTGAGTTTGATGCTCAGTTTTTAGATAAGGTGGATGACTATCAAACATGGTTGCAGAAAACATTTAGCAAGGATGATTTTTATGCAAAGAAAGATAGGATATCTTCTAAGAAAGGCTGTGAAGCGGATTTCTTAAAACATTTGGAGCGCCAATATGGTATGACGCCCAATACTGTTTCTGTTATACAGGAAGAATTGAGAGCGAACGCTACTAATGGCGTGTTATATTCGTTCTCGTTAGTGGAAGCGTGTGATTTCAAAAAAACTGATGTTAGACACTACTCAGCTTTATAGCTGATGTGGATCACTGCCCTTCTGGGGTTTCTCTACAATATGCCTGGATAACTCCTGCCGATTGAACCACTTACATTCTTTATTTTGACATTTGATTGCCAAATTGGGTTTGTGAGCATAAAAGCGTTTCAATGAGTGCGGACATTCTAGTGCATTATTATAAAGAGGAAAACTGGAAAATGTGATGCCACACGAGTTAGGATTCTCGGTTAAAATCCAACTGGAAACAATCCCAGTATTGAAAAGACG